GGTTATCTTAGAGGCACCGTTGACCGCTGTCGTTACCTGCGCAGCTTGCGCAGCAGCCGCAGCCGACGCCGCACCAGCACCTGCGACAATACCTGGAATCCTACCAACGGTGTCGATGACTAGCTTCGCCTTATCAATGATCTCCTGGAGAGTATCAACGATAGTGCCAAGCGTACCGAGAATGCCACCTGCATTGAGAGTCCCACCGAATGCTCCTGTGAGAGCACCCCATACAATTCCGGCGATATCAATGATCCTCTGGATAGCACTTCGAATGGTTTCGAAGATGAAGAATAGGGGAGCTAGTACGATCAGCAGAGTAGCGATACCAATGCTAGCAGCTGACGCCATAACACTCCAGAAGGTCGACCAGATGTCCTGAACTGCCTGCCAGATGCTTTGCGCTCGACTCTTAAGGCCCTCCCAGAAGGCAACGAACTTGCCTCCGACGTTACTTGTGAACGAGTCCCAGACTCCAGAGACGCCACTCCAGAGACGAGACCACAAGTCGTAGATAACTGTCCAGGCCGCATCGGCAGCTGTCTTCAGACGGTTCCAGAAGCCTTCAGCGGCATTACAAATAGCATCCCAGACGCCACTGAAGACCTTCTTGACACCGTCCCACATCAATGACCAGTCGCCACTGAAGATTCCTGCGAAGATCATCCAGAGGCCGGTAATGATCTGTAGCGCTGCATCAAGCTGACCAACGATGTTGTTCCACTCGTTCTTGAACGTCTCCGAGATCTGGGGCCAGAAGTAGTCCCAAGCGGCCTTCAGGACAATGACTGCGAGGATGATAGCACCGAAGACGATCTTGAGACGCTCCCAGACTGTCTCGACGATAGCAGCGAAGCTCTCGAACAGCGGTCCTGCCTCAGTAACAAACCGATCGAAGATCTGCTTAATGCCTGGCCAGAAGGTCTCCATGAACCAGTCATAGAACTCACCCATCTTGTCCCAGACAATCTGAACATGGTCCCTGATCGTGTCCCAAGCCTTCGGACCGTTCTCTTCGAGCCACGACCAGGCTTCAGCCATTCCGTCCTTGAACGGTCCCTTGAACCAAGGGACAACCTGATCCTTAAGGAAGTCGTACGTCGAAGCGGCAGCTTCTTTGACCTTATCCCAGGCAGGAGGAGTGTTCTCGACGAGCCAGTCCCAAGTAGCTTGTGCGGCATCCTTGATAGCACCCCAGACCTTGGGGGCGTTCTCTGTCAACCAATCCCAGACAGCAACAGCAGACTTCTTGATTGTCGGCCAGACATCCGACCACCGGTCCTTAAACCAGTCAATGACGCCCATTGCGCCTTGCCAGATGGCTTCCCAGTTGTCAGTGATCCAGTTAGCGATACCTGTCAGAGCAGCATCGACAGCAGTCGTGACTGCCTCGAAGGCAATCTTAATTGCGTCGACAAACGCTTCCCAAGCTGCCTGTAGACGAGGAATCTGGTCTTCTACCCAGGCCTTAATGGTATCCCAGTGGTCAATGATGAGCTTGACAGCGATTGCGACGATAGCTGCGATAGCCAGGAATGCGAGGAAAAAGCCTCCAAGTGAGATATTGAACAACGCGAGAGTACCTGAGATGATCATTATGGCGCCGCTGATAAGAAGTAGCGCACCTATGAGGACCAATGCGGCAGAAGCTGCAAGACCAACCCAGGCAATCCACTTCTTAATTTCCGGATTCAGATTGTTGAACCACTGGAAGACACCCTTCAACCCGTTTGCCAGCATCAACAAGACAGGAAGGATAGCGTCGCCGATCTCAGTCTTGAGAATGTCCCAAGTGTTCTTGAGAGCCTGCATCATGACCTCAGGGTCCTTCAGCATGATCCCATAGGCGTCCTCAAGAGCACCTGACGAGTTGACCATCTCGTCAACTCGTTGGTTGAGCTCATCGAACTGCTGAATAGCAAGGTCGATAAACCGTCGTGCCTGAATTGTACCGCCAGCTCCCTTAAACAGTTCAGCAAGAGCTGCCGAGACTTCTGGCTTTGTGAGACCTTCGAACTTCTTCGCCAGGTCGGTAATGACGTCATTGACTTGACGGAACTCACCAAACTGGTCTCGAGCAGCGATGCCCATCGCTTCGAGTCGTCCAACAACCTTAGGGCTCGTCATCGACTCGAAGGCACGAGCTACTGACGTAGCAGCCATATTCGCGCTCAGACCGTTTCGGGTTGCGAACGCCAATGCGCCTGCCATTGTTTCGACAGTCTGACCAGCTCTGGCAGATGCGGGGATGACTCGACCAATGGACTCAGCGAACTCGGCGTAGGTACCAACACCCTTCCGAACCAACTGGAACTGGATGTCCATCACCTTATTGATGTCTTCGGCAGGAATCTGAAAGCCGTTCATGATAGCGATCGTAGCTCGACCCGCCGTCTGAACGTCAACCTGGCCAGCTACGGCACCCTTTGAGAAACCCGCAAGTAGCTTCTCTGCCTGACTTGCATTGACATCCATCGACGAGAAGATGTCGAACAGAGACTTCTGCATATTCTCGAACGGAGCAGGAATCTCATTGGCAACATTCTTGCCAATAGTCTTGATGTCTTCAAGAGTGACACCAAGCTGATCGACCTGCGTCAATGTTAGAGCTGCCTGGTTATTGTAATCCATAGCAGACTTGGCCATGCCAATGAAGGCTGCGACGCCTGCTGCTCCTACAGCACCCAAGCCCAGGCCCATTCCAACTAGGGCCTGACCCATTCCAATCGTGCGCATGGCTGCTGCCTGCGCTTGACTGTCTAGCGTACTAAACGAACGGCCGACACCTGTGATGACTCTTGACGCTTCGTCCTTCGCGTGAATGACGATGAAGACATCTCTAGCGCCCAGCGGCACGCTTACGCCTCTCTGCTTCTTGCTCTGACTTGTCCCTAACAGCGTCCTCGTACTTAGTGAGGACGGCAATCATGAGAGGATCTTGATCCAGGAGTCCGCCTGCACGTGGCAGGGTACCCAACATCCGGCACTGCGAAGCAATGAGCACGAGTACACGAAGTGGGTCATCTTCGTCTAGGCGCTCGTAGTGACCGGGAGAGAGGACACAACGACGGACTCCGTCGAGGAGTTTCCCAGTTGCCCCTGGCGCAACTGGTTCATCTCATCGATATGCTGGCCAATCTCTTGGCCTACAAGAGGGTCAAGGAGGGTGGTAGTAGCACCGATCCTGAAGTCGAGCTTGGTACCATTCTCGTCTTCGAGATTGTGGTCGACGATACAGTTCATCATTTCGAAGATGGCGACAGCCTGGTGAGCGCTCTCCATTTCCATCTTCGCACTCGTCTGACCTTGCTGGGCACTCATCGTCGCCTTCATGGCCATTTCTTGCCTTTGTAGAATCTGTCCGTAGGACATCTTCTTGAGGACAACGAACCCTTCGGGCAAGCTTTCGAGCTCAAACCGACGAGTATCATTGATGTTGACTGTTGCACGGGGCATCTGGGTTGCTCCTAGCTAGTTGGTGGATCAGGCGATGTCGGTCTGCGTCTTGCACACGATGGTATGAGAAGCACTCGTAGTCGTGTCGTAGACCCCTTGGTACTGGACCGATGCGCGAACGAGGTCACCCTGGCTCGACAGTGCACTCGGGTCGTAGGTCTCAGGAACGGCTCGAGGCAAGACCAGTGCGACGTTATTGTTGACACCGCGAGTCGCGAGTACCGTAATGGACTGAGCCGTCAGAATCTTGAAGGCGTCGTACTCAGTCCTCGACGTGAAGTCACGGTCGACCGAAAGAGTCACTGTACGCTCACCGAACTTGACGAACCTCGGAACGCGAGTGTCAGCAAGACGGTGCTGAGGCTCGGCACCTTCATCGACATTGAACGAGAAGCCGTCGACGTCAAAGACCTGCGCCGCGGTCGGTACCTGAATGTTCCAGTTGCCGGCGCCGTAGGGAACCGAAAGAGCATCCTCAACGTACGTCGGGAGCGAAGCAGCTGCCTCATCCTCACCAATGAAGTGCACCGTTACAGTCGGAACGTTACCGTCGACGCCGAACTCGAGGCCAGTGACAATACAACCTTCGAAACCCATCGGCAAGCCAGCCTTGACGACCGTAATCGACAGACCCTTCTTGCCTGCGGGGAGACTCTGATTGGTACCCCAATGCGTAGGTGTCGCGGTGTAGGTGAAGTTCGGCGTACCTGTCTTGACAACCGTATAGCGCCCAGCGAAGAGGAAGAACGGAAGGATATTGTCCAGAAGCTCCATCTCGATGGTGCCTTGAACGGAGCTGTAGCCCGTGATGCCACCCAAGTTGTCCGCGAGACCTCGAATCGGTCGCCGCCACGAAGTGTCCTGACTATACGAGAGGTCACACGAGCGAACAGGAAAGAACTTTGTGGCTGGAACGAATGTGCCCCACGTAGCTTCGAAGGCCAAGCCAACGAACCCACCAGCCTGAATATCCAGTGGCATTACTTCTTGCCCTCCTTGTTGCCGGCGTCAACCGGGACTGGGTCTTGATTCACCACAGGGGTGTCGACCGACTGCGGAATGTCTTCCGTCGGATCATCGACTTCGCGAGGCTGCATCGTCTCCGGGAGATCCGGATTCGTGTGCTCGACAACTGTCTGGCGGGTTGTGGAGAGGACGAGAGTGCTCGGGACCTTGGCGACGTTGTTCATGGCTTTCCAGAACGCCGTCTGCTCTGCGTCTAGTGCGTACTCCTCGCCATTGTGAAGTGCACCCAGTCCGTGGACGTACACCTCAGCACCCTTCGGGAGATCGTCGAAGTGGACTTTGACCTTCATTTGTACTCCTAGTTGAACTGGCTGGGGAGGAGATCGCGAGACCGTGCCTCCCATGTCATTCGGGTGGTACGGAAGATCGTACCCGTACGGTCAGCATAGCCAGGCTCGGTGTTGGTGATGTATCCTACCTGAACGAGACCTTCGGCGTTCACCTTGCTATGGATGAAGTCTTCGATGGTCTTGCTGTGTTCTTGAACCTGACGTTCGTTGAGTGTCGTTGCCTGTAACCTCTTATGGTACACCAGAAAGAAGATCGCCATCTCAACTGTGGTCATCATCGACGCACCGTACAGCTCACGCTGCTTTGGTCCTGCGACGACTGCGACAGAGGGATGCTCTTGAATGAGCTGACGATCACCGTCAAAGACTTGACGAATGTTCAGTGCACCCTTATTGGCCTCGAGCTGATCGTACCAGTACCTCGTGACAACTGTGATGTCGCCGGTGAGCTGAAGGTCGGTGGTACTCATCGGGCAGGGAACCCGTGCGTCGAGAGCTGCTTGTCAACCCACTGATCGAAGACGCGCACGATGCCCTCTTCGTCTTGAGGCTGCATGACCAGAAACTCACGTTGCGGAGTGTTGGCATTACCGTTCTGGTGGATCATACCATACCAGACATCATCACCAAGACCTGTTACTGACGCTTCGCTCTGAGTCACTTCCCAAATCTTGAATGACGTGGCTCGACGGAGAAGACGGGTCGACTTCGAAAGGATGCGACCAGTCACTCCGGAGCCTTCAGCCATCCGGCGATTCATTGTCGAAGGTGCCAAAGGTGCCCATCCAGGACGCCCTTGGGCTTGGAAGTTCATTCGGATGGACGGCATCATGACTTGCTTCACGGACTCTGTCAGAGGTTCTCTGAAGTCAGACACGCTGTCACCCAGAGCAGCAAGTGAGGCAACCATAATGAATGCGCTAGGGTGCATGTCGATTGACAGACCAGGCATCAGAATTCCACACTCATCGAGAACTTGCGCTCGTCCCCCATCTCGTCGAACTCCTGCGTATCTGTAGGGTAGAAGGCAGGCTGGCCAAGCCCTGTCTCAAGGACCGGGAGGTCGACTTCGCCACTCTGAATGTTCCCGAGGAGCTTGTCGACCATTGACCAGAGTTGGCGACCGTAATCGGAGTCACCATAGTTCTCCGAATAGACCGCATTGTAGGTGTACGAGGCATACAACGCCGACATCAGGTTCAAGACCAATGACGGCGTTGTATCCTCGTCCACCCATAGTGTAGTATCGTAACGACTGACGAGCATACCGAAGATCACGTCGCGAGCCGTAGACTCGCGCATGACATCGATGTCAGTAACCGGAGCGGAGGTCTTCTCCAGCCACTGCTGAACTCGTTCAGGCGTCAGATACTGAGCCATCGACTACTTCTTCGAGTCGGCAGCGGCCTGTTGACCGCCAGCAGGCTTGACGGTGCCTTCGTTGGCACCTTCCTTGCCTCGAGCCTCGGCCAACGCGGCCTCGAGCTCGGCGACTCGGTCGAGAGTTTCGGCGTGCTCCCGTTCGAGTTGCTCGGCTCCGTAGAAGGGCTTCGTCTCAGCGACAGAGCCGGACTCCTTCATCTGCTCGAGCACCTCGTCCGGAAGGCCGCTGACCTTCTCGCCCTCTGCGATGACCTTGACAGAGCCATCGTCTTGGCCGAAGCGGATTTCGGTTTGTGCGTACAGGGTCATGCCACCGCATCCTTGATCAGGTAGCCGGCAAGGGTGTCGCCCGTACCGTCCACGTAGATGAACTTGAGGTCGTAGCGCCTGCGCACTCGGACGACCTCACGGACTCGGCTCTCCTCACGCCAACGGTCGGTGACCATGACGTTCCCACTGATCGGCCAGTTGAACTCGTAGCCGAACGCGGGAAGGCGCAAGCCTGCCGAACCGGGCACCCAGGCCAGGACGACGTCCTTGCCCCAGAGATAGCCGATCGAAGCAGCCTGACCGATGTTGGCGCTGTTGACGCCAAGACCGGGAACGATGATCCGCTGGATGCCGATCATCGTGGCGATGATCTGCTCCGTCAGAACACCGGCCTGCGAGTACTTGATCCGCTCGATGAAGTCCGGGTGGTCCTCCAGCTGAGACATGACCTGATACGGGATGAGTGCCAGGTTCGGCTCGCGGAAGATCTGCGCGTGCATCGCTCGCCGACCGGTCTTGATGTCCGAGATCGGGTTCGAGTTAGCGTAGTCGTTCCACTGCTGGGTACCAGCCAGGGTGACCTTCATGGCGGTCGGGTAGTTGTTGACATCGCGAACCATTGCCTGGATCGCGAACTCGCGACCCATCAAGACTCGGGACGTCACCAACTCTGTACCATCGCGGAACGGTGCCAGAGGGCTGTCGACGTTCTCGACTTCCTCATCCGGAATACCGATCTGGAGCGCGTGCTCCTGAGCGAAGTACGTATCCGTCGAGACTGTCAGACCTGGAATCTCGTTCGCTTCGGCTCCGGGGGCCCGGTAGTCGAGAGCCTCACGAGTCCACGCGCTTCGGTCACCGAAGACATAGTAGATGTCCGACTGCTTGCGAACACGAACCGTCGGGAACAGGACATCGCCTGCAAACCCAAGGTTCGTAAGACCGACGCTGATGTTCGTGAGAACGACGTCGATGTGGGCGTTTCCTCCGCCTCGTGCATCGTAGACGCCCATTACGAGGCCGCCGATGCAGAGCCGATGCAGAGGAGCACAGCGACGAGGTCGTCAAGCGCTCCTGCAGGTGTGAGGAGGATACCGAGCCTCGGGTTCAAGTTCGCTCCTGACGCAACAGCTCGGCCGTTGGCGTCGGCCGAGACAGCGATGCCGATGGTCGCCAAGGCACCTGACGCACGGACGAACGAGATGCCGAGGTGACGAACGTTGATGATACGACCGTTGGTTGCATCACCTGCCGTAGCGTTCTCCTGTGCCACGCCAATCGGCTGGTCTGTCAGTGCTGCGACGTGGTTAACCGCATCACCGACGTTGGACGAGAACTTCACGCACCGGTACATTGTTACTGCAGCGGCGGCAATGTAGCCCTTGTCGAGAACAACGTTTGCGCCGCCGCTCATGACTCAGCTCCTTCCCAGACAGCCGAGCTGTGGGCGACCCACAACTCCGGATCATCGGCGATGGCCAGCTCGACAGCGTCCGCGTAGGACAGCTTCTCGTCAGCCTTCCGAATCTCCGTGACCTTGTCGGTGAACGCTTTCGTTGCGTCCTTGCCGTCAGTGTCGAGCTTGCGAGTGCCTTGCTCGTTCAGTTCGACGAAGCCGCCCTCGAGCAGCTCCTCGAACAACTTGACGATCTTCTCGGACAGCTGAGCCGAGGACCCTACGAGCAGCTCCTCCAGCTTGTCTTGCTGTGCCTTGCCAAGGGATCGCCCCTTCGCAGCACCGGTGTCGCCAAGAGTTCGGACCTGCAGCTTCA